TGGAAAGGGCAACATCATCCTCTGCTCTGCAGACGTTGCTTCCGCTCTAACCATGGCTGGCGTTCTGGATTACACCCCAGCACTCAACGCTAACCTAACCGTTGATGATACCGGCAACACCTTTGCTGGTACTCTGATGGGCAAATTCCGCGTCTACATCGACCCATATGCTGCTAACCTGACTTCAGGTAACGCTGCTCCAACAGGTGGTAACCAGTACTACGTTGTTGGTTATAAGGGTTCTTCACCTTATGACGCTGGTCTCTTCTATTGCCCATACGTTCCTCTCCAAATGGTTCGTGCCGTTGGTGAGAACAGCTTCCAGCCTAAGATCGGCTTTAAGACCCGTTACGGAATGGTTGCTAACCCATTTGCGGAAGGCACCAGTCAGGGTCTTGGAAGACTCGTTACTAACACCAACCGCTACTACAGAAGAGTTGCTGTTAAGAACCTCATGTGATCTATTTCACATAGAGATTCAGGAGGGTCCGCAAGGACCCTCTTTTTTTATCTAAATACTTAAAAAAATCATGACTAGAGGGCAAATAGATAATAGAAACTTTTTATCCCCAACAGGATTTAAGTTTACTCTAACTAGAACACCTAAAGTTGCTTTTTTCTGTAATCAAGCAAATATTCCCGATTTAAATCTTGGAGTTGCTATTCAACCTTCATATACAAAAATGTTACCAACTCCAGGTGACATCATTGAATTTGGTGATTTAAGTTTAAGATTTTTGGTTGATGAAAATCTTGAAAATTATATGGAAATACAAAACTGGATACGTGGTTTAGGATTTCCAGAAGATCTTCAGCAGTTTGATGATTTAGAAAAGTCTGGGACCGTTCAAGGAAACTATGCAAGAGATCGTCAGAACATTTATTCTGATGGAACTTTACAAGTTTTAACTAGTAGTCAAATACCAAATTTTCAGATAAGATTCCAGGACTTATTTCCATATTCATTATCAACAATGACGTTTGATGCAACTGATACTGATATTCAGTACTTTACGGCAGACGTTAGTTTCAAGTATACTATATACAACATTTATGATTTGCAAGGAAATAAACTATGAGTATTGATTTGGATACTATCCAAAAAATGTGGGAAGAAGATTCAAAAATAGATATTGATAATCTACATACAGAATCTTTAAATATTCCAATTTTACATTCAAAATATTTTGATTTATATAATACAATCAATCTATTGAAAAAGAGAGCAGAGCAGCAAAAGAAAAAAATAAGACACGAAAGATACGAATACTTTACTGGAAAAGCAGACCCAGACGTTTACTTAGAAAACCCCTTTCCCAAAAAGATTCGAGATAAAGAAACTCTTCAAGGATATCTAGATTCTGATGAGAAATTATCTCAGGTAGTTTTAAAGATAGAATACTATGAAACAATGCTGAGCTATATTGATAGTATTCTTAAGATGATTTCAAATCGAACTTATCAAATTAAAAATTCTATAGATTTTCTACGTTTTCAGTCTGGACTAGGGTAAATAAATACTCATAGCAATTATGATGCTATGAGTGATGTAATCATTGAAAAGAAGAATGAGGTTTATATTAAACTACACTGTGAACCTCATATTCTTTACGAACTTCAACCATACTTTACATTTGAGGTTGAATCTGCAAAATTTATGTCCCAGTATAGAAGCAGACACTGGGACGGTAAGATTCGCCTATTAAGTTCTCATACTGGAGAAATTTATACTGGTTTGTTGGATAAGGTTATCGACAAACTAAAACTCCATAATTATACGTATGAGTTTAAAGAAAATAAATTTTATGGGTTACCTTTTGAGGTAAATGAAAATGTATCCTTCGAAGGTGTGAAGGATTATATGTCTTCTATTTGTTCTCATTCTCCACGTCAGTATCAAATAGAGGGAGTATACGATGCTCTAAGACATAACCGAAAATTACTGATATCACCCACAGCCTCAGGAAAATCCTTGATGATTTATTCCCTTGTAAGGTATTATGTAGATAAAGGACAAAAAATTCTTCTAGTTGTTCCAACGACATCTTTGGTAGAGCAGATGTACAAGGATTTTGAAGATTATGGTTGGAATGTGGATTCATACTGTCACCGAATTTATTCTGGTAGAGAGAAGACAAATGAACATCCTGTCACGATTACAACATGGCAATCTGTATATAAATTAGAACGTTCATTCTTTGAGGACTATGGAGTAGTTATAGGAGATGAAGCACACTTGTTTAAGAGCAAGTCACTTATTGATATTATGTCTAAACTTCATCATGCAAAATATCGTTTTGGATTCACTGGAACTTTAGACGGAACTCAAACTCATAAATGGGTTCTAGAAGGATTATTTGGTCCTTCTTATAAAGTTACCCGAACTTATGAGTTAATGGAACAAGGTCATATTTCTCAGTTAGATATTCGTTGTCTTGTTCTTAAGCATCCACCACAAAAATTTGAAACTTATGAGGATGAGATTCAATATTTAATATCTCAAGACCAAAGAAATAAATTTATTACAAATCTTTCTCTTGACCTAAAAGGAAATACTCTTGTTCTTTTTTCTAGAGTAGAAGCACATGGAGCAATACTCTATGAAAAGATAAATAATACTAAGCGAAGTGATCGTAAAGTATTTTTTATTCATGGTGGTGTCGATACTGAAGAAAGAGAATTAGTCAGAGAAATTACTGAAAGAGAAAACAATGCGATTATTGTAGCTTCTTACGGAACTTTTTCTACCGGTATCAACATTAAAAATCTTCATAATGTTATTTTCGCTTCTCCCAGTAAATCAAGAATTAGAAATCTTCAATCAATCGGAAGAGTTCTGAGAAAAGGTAAAAATAAAACAAAAGCAGTTCTTTACGATATTGCTGACGATTGTACTTACAACTCCAGAAAAAATTATACTCTAAATCACCTAATAGAAAGAATTAAAATTTATAACGAAGAAAACTTTAACTATGAAATAATCACCATACAACTCAAGAAAAAATGATAGAAGATGATTTTTACTGCACACTCAAATTAAAAACAGGCGAAGAGATCTTTGCTAAAGTCGCTGCTTCAGAGGAAGAAGATAGAACAATACTAATTGTTTCTAATCCTATTACCGTAAATGAAATTAAAACCAGAACTGGTATTGCTGGATATAAAATAGAACCTTGGTTAAAAACAACCAAAGAAGATATGTTTATTATTAATCTTGAAGACGTTATAACTCTCTCTGAATCTTCTGATATTGAAATGATTATGATGTATCAATCTTATGTCAGACAATCAAGCAGAGAAAAGAATAACGAACCAAAGTTAAATCGTAGAATGGGATATATTGCTAATGTTAACGATGCTAAAGAGCTCTTAGAGAAACTCTATAAAAATAGCTAAAGTTAATCTTATCAACCTCGACAAAGGTAATTGTATCAACTTTCAAATACCTTGTCAAGCATTTACATAAATGGTATAATCTATACATAATAATGATAAAAACTTATGATAACTACAGCAGTTATGACCAAGAGAAAGAGGTCAGAGCACTACGTCAATAACAAAGAGTTTCTTGCAGCACTTATTAAGTACCGTGAAGATAAAGAAATTGCAGAAATCCAAGGAAAACCAAAACCTCCTATTCCCCGCTACATCGGAGAGTGTTTTCTGAAGATTGCTAATCATCTTTCCTTCAAACCAAACTTCGTGAACTATATGTTCAAGGAAGATATGATTTCTGATGGTATTGAAAACTGCGTTCAGTATATTCATAACTTCAATCCAGAGAAGTCACAAAATCCCTTTGCATACTTCACTCAAATCATTCACTATGCTTTCCTCCGTAGAATCCAAAGAGAAAAGCGTCAGTTAGAAATTAAGAACAAAATCCTTGAGCGTTCTGGGTATTCTGAGGTCTTTACTGACGACAATAATGTTGACGGTGGGAACTATTCCGATTACAACTCAATAAAGGATGGAGTTCATAGTAAGTTAAGATATTAAACTATAATACTTTATTGTATAAATATTATTAAGTATTATAGTTTTAATTTAATGCATCCAAGACAGATTGCTTCGGAAAAAGGTGAAAAGTTTTATCAAGGTAAACCATGTAAAAAATGTGGAAATACCTTAAGGTATACTTCTATGACTGGATGTGTTAACTGCACTAAAGAAAACTCAATTAAAAGATTTGAAAATGGAGATGTAAAAGAATGGGTTCAAAAAAATAGAGAAAAAGTAAATGCTTCTAATCGAAAGAGATATAATTCGTTAAGTTCTGAAGAAAAAAGAAACAGAAACAGAAGACAACAAATTTCTCTATATGGGTTGACGGTTGAGCAATATGATGCTATGCTTATTGAACAGAATTATGTCTGTGCTATATGCAACAAGTCTGAAAAGTCCTCTACAAAGGGTGTTTTATTCATTGACCATGACCATAAAACTGGTAAAGTCAGAGGACTTCTCTGTGATACTTGTAATAGGGGACTGGGGTACTTTTATGATAATAAATTGTTTCTTCATAATGCTATTGAATATTTAAAATGAAAATTTGTATCATAACAGACCAGCACTTTGGATGTCGTAAGAATTCCAAACTCTTTCATGATTATTTTCTAAAGTTCTACAACGACGTATTTTTCCCAACGCTCGAAGAGTATGGGATTACTACTGTTGTAGATATGGGAGATACTTTTGATAGTCGTAAAGGAATTGATTTTTCTGCTTTATCTTGGGCTAAAAATAATTACTATGACCGTCTTCAAGAAATGGGTGTAAAAGTCCATACGATTGTTGGTAATCATACTGCATACTATAAGAACACTAATAATGTAAACGCAGTAGATTTGCTTCTACGTGAATATGATAACGTAACCGTTTATCCTGAACCAACTGAAGTAATGTTGGGTCAACTACCTACACTTTTTATACCCTGGATTAATCAAGAAAATGAAGAACGCACTCTTAAACTTATTGAAAAGACAACTTGCCCGTGTGCGATGGGGCACCTTGAACTCCATGGATTTAGAGTTAATCGACAAATCATCATGGAGCATGGTTTGGACAGCAAACTATTTGGTAAGTTCAAACGTGTCTTCTCGGGACACTATCACACTCGATCGACTAACGGGACAGTCTTCTATCTAGGAAATCCCTATGAGATTTATTGGACTGATGTAGGTGATACTCGCGGTTTTACTATTTTCGATACCGAAACCTTAGAACATACTCCGGTAGATAATCCTTATAAAATGTTTCACAACATTTATTATGAGGATACAAATTATCAAACATTTGATACTCGTGAGTATGAAAATAAGATTGTAAAAGTTGTTGTTCGCAAGAAGTCAGATACTAAAAAGTTTGAAAAGTTTATTGATAAACTTTATTCTTCTAATATTGCAGAACTCAAAATTATTGAAAATTTTGATATTCAAGAACCTCAAGACTTTGAAGCATTTGAAAGCGAAGATACAATTTCTATCCTGAATAGATATATTGAGGAGGCAGAAATTAGTCTTGATAAATCAGTCATTCAAAAAATGATGCAAGAAATTTATCAAGAGGCATGTGAATTAGTTTAAATGTTTATTCTAACAATCAATGGCAGAGAAACTGAAGGGGCATATTCAGTAATTGATGATGAAGGAGAGCACATTTTATATCTCTTTCAAGAAGAGGATGATGCTGTTCGGTATGCTATGATGTTAGAAGATGATGGATATCCTGAAATGCATGTGATTGAAATTGAAGATGAAGTAATGGTAAAAACTTGCGAAATGCATGGATACCAGTATACTGTTATTACACCCGATGATATTGTAATTCCTCCAAACACTGAACATGATTTTATTTAAGACTATTCGTTGGAAAAACTTCTTAAGTACGGGAACACAGTACACTGAAGTTGATTTCACAAAAAATAAAACTAATCTCATTGTTGGAACAAATGGTGCAGGAAAAAGCACTGTTCTAGATGCACTTACATTTGCTTTGTTTGGAAAACCATTTCGCAAAATCAATAAAACACAACTTATCAACTCAGTAAATGAAAAGGACTGTAGAGTTGAAGTTGAGTTTTCAATTGGAAATATTGAATGGAAAGTTGTAAGAGGAATTAAACCAGCACTATTTGAAATTTGGAGAAATGATTCTGCACTTGATCAGTCCTCGGCTGCTTTAGATCAACAGAAGTGGTTAGAGCAGAATGTTTTGAAGATGAACTACAAGTCTTTTACTCAAATTGTTATTTTGGGTTCTAGTACTTTCGTTCCTTTTATGCAACTTTCTGCTGCTCACCGTCGCGAAGTGATTGAAGACCTTCTTGATATTAAAATCTTCTCTTCCATGAATGTTGTAATCAAAGAGAAAATACGCCAATCAAAAGAAGAAATTAAAGTTCTTGAATTGAAAAAAGAGTCTCTTTTGGATAAAGTCCAAATGCAAAAAGACTTTATTGAAGAACTTGAAAATCGCGGAAAAGATAATATCAATAACAATAATCAGAAAATTTCTGATTTAGATAAAGAAATTGAACATTATATGAGTGAGAATAGTTCGCTAGAAGAACCTCTTCAAGAACTCATTCGTGAACAGGAGACAATCACTGGATATGCTGAGAAACTTCGTAAGTTAGGAAACCTTAAAGGTAAGATTTCTCAAAAAGTATCCACAATTACCAAAGAACATAAGTTCTTTACAGAAAATTCGGTATGCCCCACCTGCACACAGTCCATCGATGAAGAGTTTAGAATAAATAGAATTAACGACGCTCAAAATAAAGCAAAGGAGTTGCAATCTGGTTATAAAGAACTAGAGGAGGCAATTAAAGAGGAAGAGGAGCGAGAGCGTCACT